GAAGAACAATACTTTTCATCAACTAAAGGGGAATATATAATGGTAGAAAATATGGATATATTTCATATAGTTAGATCATTTTGTAAATTAATACGAAATGATCCAGATGAATCAACAAAAAAATCTCTATCATCATTAAGAGAACAGATAGAAGATTTAGAAAGGAAAATATCATGATAAGTAAAACAATGAGAGGCACAGGAGCTTTTGCATCTATATTATTTAATAGTGCAGTATACAAATATGCAAAAAACAGAGGTGTTTGGTATTATAGAATTTTATTATCACAGCAATTTTCTGATGTGATAACTAATTTATACGAAATGAATAGATTAGAAAAGAAACTTAATCCTGACCCTTTTTCTTCACAAAGAAAAAAAGTATTTTGTGTAGATGAACAAGGAAATATTTACGACAATAATACTGGTGAAATATTTGGTAATACAGGCGAAGTTCATCATAATAAATTTGATTTAGACAATGAAGAAGAACAGACAGTTTATTGTGAAGGTGAAGAAGAAATAATAATGCCTGATGAAACTAAAGAGGAGGTAAAACCTAAACGAGGTAGACCTAGAAAATCATAATGCTGCCACTATTCCCTGACATGATAGTATTAGTTTTATTAGGAGCTATAATAATAATTTATTACGGAAGGAGGTAAAATGGGAAAAGTAAAAAAATGGATGGAAGATGAAATGCAAGATCAAGTTAATAAAGCAACAAAGATTTTAAATGATTTAATTCCGAAAAATTATAATCATAATAATCTTCAGCAAATTAGAGATGATGTTATTAAAGTATTTACAGAACAACACTCAGACTTGTTATATGCATTTACGGAATCTTCTACTGGAGTAGAACAAGTAGACAGAGAAAACGCAGAAAATGCTTTATCAGATGTTGTAGACGATATGGTTAAAGAATATGCTGATAGTTTAAGATAGGAGATAAAATGATTAAGAAAATATTTACAAGTAAAGTTGATAAAGAACATCATAAACTTCATAAGATGATGATGGATTCTATTACTATGTTATTTAATGCCATGAAAGGAATGAATAACAGAATTGTAAAATTAGAACAAAAAGAACCTGATTG